GTTTATGTTTACTTCGTTTATGTTTACTTCGTTTATGTTTACTTCGTTTATGTTTACTTCGTTTATGTTTACTTCGTTTATGTTTACTTCGTTTATGTTTACTTCTCTTTTTGGAACAAGTTCTCTTTTCACAAAAGCATTTCCAAACATTTATATAATAATAAAATATAAAATTTTGACAACGTTATTTTGTAACAAAAAACTTTAGGAATTTTGTAACAAAAAACTTTAGGAATTTGAATTATTATATTATTATATTTATATATGGCAGCGACGATTACTTATAATGGTTATAAATTTACAGAATTTTTACAAGAGTTCAAAACAGAATATTCAATTGGTGATAATAAATATGATTATGAAAAATACGGATTAAAATACAATCCAGAATCTATACCATTATTAAACGCAGTATTAAATTTAGAAGGTACAGATATCAATAGCGCTTTTAATTCAATTTTGGATGTTAGATTCTTTGATACTGGAAAACAAGAAAAAATACAAATGGGAGGAGGTCGTTTTGAAAAAACTTTGGCTGTATTTATGTTTCTATTTATGTTATCTGCTTCTTCTCGCAGTAATCAAGCAAGCATAAATTTAAAAAACTTGATAATAAAAGCAAACGATGAAGGGTATGACGCTGTTGCTGTACCAGTTCGACCAATTGGTTCAAAAGGATGGATATATGGTGAATATCCACCAACTAAAAAAGAATTACGTGATTATGAAACACATCAATCTTACAATGATCAATACAGAGAAATTGCTAGTAAAGCAAATGAGGAAGCTGTAGCAAATGCTAGTGAAGATGAAGCAAATGCTAGAGCAGCCGCTGCAAATGCCGAAACACAAGCTTCAATGGCAGAAGCTACGCAAACCACAGCGCATAATTCATTTCAACAAACACTATTATTAGAAAAGCTTGTTGATAAGGTTAATGATTTATCATCTAGAGAAACATTATATGTTGGTATTTTATCTTTTCTTTCTGGTGGAACAACTGTTTTCTTTTTGATATTTTCTTGTATTTATTATTTTAGACGCGATATAGAGGAAAGTTTTCGTGATGTTATTCATAATAATGATACTAGAAGATTAGAACTAGAAGATACACAACCAATTGAAGGTAGAAGACGAATTACAGAGAGAGGTGGTAAATTAAAAAAAATAAATAGAAATAAAAAAAATAAATCAAAATCTAAAAGAAAGTATTAGATTTTTGATTTTGTATTTAATTTTATATTTTTTCAAAAAATACAAAATTACAAAATTACAAAATTACAAAATTACAAAATTACAAAATTACAAAATTACAAAATTACAAAATTACAAAATTACAAAATTACAAAATTACAAAATTTATATTTTGGTAAATGAAAATAAGTACAAAAATTGGTTCAAATCTGCCAATAATTCATCTCGAATATTCAGTAAATCCGAATCTTGTGATTCATCAAAATATATGTTCAAGTCTGTCAAAAATTTGCGGTATTTCAGCAATCGGCTCTTGAAAACATCTTTTGATTCTATATCCAATAAATCAATGCGTTTTTCCAACATTTTCACGCGAGTTTGATCTTTACCTAAAAGTACTTCTACAAACCTATCAACGTTCTCTTGCATTTTTCCGTATAATTCGTCAGTCGCTTTGTGTTGCGAGTATGATAATGTTTTCCAATGATATAATTTTATCATATTCAACATTTCTAAAAACACGCGCACTATATGAGAATTTGTTTTATTTCTTGTTTGGGTTTTTTTATTTTTTTGCTGAAAGGTTCTCATTGTTGTTTTTCGAGAACCTCTTTTTGTTTTTTTATATGTTTTATTTTTTGACATATATAATATGATAATATATAATTGATATCATGTATCATGTATCATGTATCATGATTACATTGTATCACATTGATTTACAAAAAATATTTACAAAATTGATTTACAAAATTGGAAATAAGAAATGCAAGAAATAATGCAAGAAATAATACTAACACGATATTTATATTTGAAAAGTGCAGTTGTCAATTCTTTGAAATTGGCAATTGAAGAATCCGATAAAAAGAAGGCGCTTTTTTGGACATATGAACTCTATCGTTCAGGTTTTCAAACCGAAGTCATTCAAATGTTGTTTTCTATTTTGGACGAACGATATATCAAATTCCCGATTTTGAGAAAGTACCTACAGAATAAATATGAACAATGGAAAACAGATTACAAAACATATCCCGAATTTGTCGGTACAATCATTTTGAATATGATTTGTAGAAACGGATATAGTCGTGACCAGGGTGAATCGAAACCTGTCATTATCGTGAAATGCAATATAGGTGATATAGCCGAATACGAAACGCAAAACATACCTGTTGGTAAGGCGTGGCAATATTTGGGCAATTGTTGTAAATATGGTGTCGTATATGTAAGCGCGAATTTATATCGAAATTTGGATTCGCAGAGTCAGTGGCTTTATTATGCATCGCATAGTCCTATTTGGAATATGCGATTACAGAAATACGGTGTCAAAGTGGACCATACATTGAAAGATGTTGTATTTTCGTCAGACGATGCATTTGAAGCGTTCATGGATAAGTTCGGGTTTGAACCGGATGAACAATCGCTAAATATTCAGCGATTTTGTCTTGGTTTAACTGAATAAATGGAGGTCCATGGAATACCTTACTAAAAGAATATATACGACTGTATGTAAAAAGATGCCGTATGTCGTAGGACATCCATTTATAGCGACAGTACCGATTTTTAATATGTCGCCAAATATTTTTTGGGTTATTTTGTAAGTGTAAGGATTGACAACTAGGAGAAAAATTAACGCAGAAAAGATTGTAATCTTCCATTTTTGAGGGCTAGATGGCATATTATGTATATTATATAATTATATAATTATATTGCGTACATAATAATAATGGCGGGTTTGATAATTTAGACATTGAAATAAAAGACAGTCTTTACGATATGGGTGATACCAGTGCAACAACTGGTAAGTACAAAGAACGAATTTCAACAAAATACAAAAAAAATAAAATGAACATTTGGTTAGGAGAAAATATTGACTTATATATATAATAGAATGCCGACACCTTATGATTCATCTTATAATTCATCAAATTCTTCACCATCATCTTTTTGTGCGCCTGCCCTTTTATATTTAATCATTGCATTTTTTTCATTATTTTTACAATATGACTATTCATCTTCTATTACATTTGGTATTGTTACTCATGTAATATTCATTATTGTATGGACATTTTTATTGTATTTTCTTTGTACATCAAATTTAACTAGTGTAGCATGGACTTTAGTAGCAATTCCTTTCATAATTGGATATTTCATACTTAAAATAATTTTTGAAAAAGCAGTAAAAGATCCTAGTATATTATCGAATTTAGACGATGTTATCGATAATCCAATCAATTTATTTAAATTGATAACACCAAAACCTATATAAGTTATTTATTTCTTTATATACTGTATATAATGGAAACATCATTCTGTGGACCTGCATTTTTATATCTTTTAATATCTTTTATTGCACTTTATATGCAATATAATTTTACAACTGTTATCACAATTGGTATTACTTTTCACGTTATTTTTATTATAGTATGGACAATTATGTTGTATTTTCTATGTCTTCAAAATTGGGGTAATGTAGCATGGTTTTTAGTAGAAATACCTTTCATCATTGGATATTTCATGCTTCAAATAATTTTAGAAAAAGCAATTTTGGACCCTAGTATTTTGTTACAATTTGGAACACCCAATCCAAAAAGTGTTAAAATACCTGGGTTAACACCGGGATTAACACCTGGATTAACACCACAACCCGAAATACTACCATCTTTGAATGAAATGGACATGGGGGCTAACTGTGTGACTATAGAGCAAACGCAAGATGGTTACAGAGAATCACTACAAAAAAATACAATAGTATTGGATTCATTTGATATTGTACTAGATCCGCAACCGTTATCCACATTTCCAATTATATTGAATGATCCTATTACAATTATACCCGGTAATGGACCTGAAGATGTTCAATTGAAGACAAAAAATGGGACTTACAAGTGTAGTTTTCAAATAAATGGAAATGGAATCAATGGAATCAATAACGGAACAACAGAATCAATCAAAATATCTCAAAATCCATCAAAATTAAATATCTACACAATGAGTGTTTTCGATGGAGAAACAAGAGAAACAACTAGACATAATTTAAGAATTTCTAATACTTCTAATCCAAATGACGTTCCAAATATTTTTACTATTCCAAATGAAATAACACTATTGTTAACTGATACAGAGCCTAAAATTCAAGTAAATAATGTAAAATATTCATTTATTGTCTATCGTTAATATTTAGTCTTTACAACAAACCGTTTCAATGTTGTGAAAATATAATTTCTTAATATATTACATATATCATGAAATTGTGTGCCCCTGCCATTTTATACCTAGTTCTCTCTATCATTGCATTGATTTTCAATTTCCAATGTAGCATTTCAAGCGTTTTATTGCACGTTGTATTTATTGGTATTTGGACATTTATTTTGAATTGGATTTGCAAGAAAGGATACAAAGAAGTTTCTTGGCTTCTTGTACTTTTGCCATATTTATTTGCAGGTTTAGTAATTTTGATTGCAGTAGAATTTATTTCTTTGAAAAAAGGTGGCTATTTAGAGAATTTTACGGAAGAAACAAACAATAATATTGATATAAATAACAATTTAAAAAAACTTATCAAAACCATAGGCGATATCAAAAAATAAGCAAACTACAAGCCAATAAAGCTAATAAAACCAATAAATCACATAAATATTCATTCTATCTTATATGAAAGAATGAATGTATTCTCATTAAATACTCTCTACAATACAACTATTGGAACACAGAGAGAAAAAGAATGGTCTATTTGCGTATTAGAACAAACTCCAATATATGTAATACAAACTTCACATGGCATTGTCGGCGGAAAAATGATCATTCATGAAACGACAATTACAGAAGGCAAAAATATAGGCAAAAAAAACGAGACTAGTCCAAAACAACAAGCGATTTTGGAAGCAGAACGCGAATGGAAAAAAAAAACAAAACAAGGATATTTTCCAAAAGAGGAAAAAAATGTAAAAGAAAAAGAGAACCTCGAAAAAATACTACCAACAGAATCTGTTGGTATTAAACCTATGTTGGCAACTGAATTTGACATTTCTACATTCGCTGCGTTTCCTGTGTTTGTTCAACCCAAATTGGACGGTATTCGTTGTCTTGTTTATATGAAAAACGGTGCATTGGTATTTCAGTCAAGACAAAATACTATTTTCGATAAAGTGGGTCATTTGGAACCGGTTTTGACGCCGATTTTTTCCATGGAAAATTTAGAAAATATTGTATTGGACGGAGAACTTTATATACACGGAATGCCATTCAACGAAATTACTAGCATGGTCCGCAAATCCAATCATTCAAATGCATCGCAATTACAATATCACATATATGATTGTTTGTTGTTGAATGATCTTGGTGCAAGTTTTCATAAACGTAATGAGCTTTTGTCGAAAATAAAAAACGTAGGTTCTCAAATTGTATTTGTTGAAACGAAAATGGCGAATTCAAGCCAAGAAATCGAACAACTACATGCAGATTATACCGGGCAATCATACGAAGGTGTCATGATTCGCAAAATAAATTCGGTATACAAACAACAAAATCGTTCAAAAGATCTGCAAAAATATAAGAAGTTTTTCGACGAAGAATTCGAAATTGTCGGTGTAAATGAAGGCACTGGTTCTCATGCAGGAACGCCAATATTTGTATGCAAATCAAACGTAAATTGCGAAAAAACATTCAAGGCGACAATGCAAGGCACAATCGAATCGCGTAAAAAAATGATGCAAAATAATTATACAGGGAAAATGCTTACAGTAAAATATCAGGAAAAGTCTGGAGACGGTATTCCAAGATTTCCTGTTGGTATTGAAATTCGAGATTATGAATAATTTGGCTTTTTTGTAAAGAAAAATAAATAAAAACAAATAATATTGTTTTTATTTTACAATATAACTTGAAACGTAAAACCAACGACAACAATTAAGCGATGCGCCAGTACGTACTTCCAGTATTGACAGAACCGGTAGGACGAGACATATGAACCGGGCTAGTAAAGCACAATGTCTGATATGATTTCAATCCTGTGCAGCGACCATTGGCGACATTATTTCCGAATGCGATATTGGTTCTCCATCCACGACCGATAATATAAGGAAACCCAGCTTTCTTATCTCCTCCTCCTTGATTAATATCTGTACGGGCATTAGACCCCATTTGATAGCGATTAGCTCTAGAAAACATAGCAGGCATTTGAATAATATATAATGACTAAATATTTTTCTGTTGGCATTCCAATTAATAAAATAAATGATTTAAAAACTTTGATGTAAATATTGTAAGTCGTCTTTCATTTTATTAATTTGAATAAAATGAACACCAACACCAATACCAACACGAATTATACTGTTTATAACGAGGAAGACATTTATTTGAAGAAAAACGAAAATGGAACCGAGTCATACATATTCGATCCATACAATCCGCTAAATCGCGAAATTACTAAATCAGAAGTAGAACAAATATTGCGTAAATATGGAATTGATTTACAAATAACAAATTTCAATTTGTACAAACGTGCTTTTATTCATCGTTCTTATTTGAGAAAACCGCATGTTGAAAATGAGCAAAACAATATTACAATTGCTGAAAAACCGGCGAATTGTCTTGCGCTAAATACTAAATCAAATGAAAGACTGGAATTTGTAGGTGACGGTGTTCTCGAATGTATTACTAAATTCTATTTGTACCGTCGATTTCCTAAAGAACAAGAAGGATTCATGACGGAAAAGAAAATTGCGTTGGTGAAAAATGAGGCAATCGGAAAATTGGCCCTGGAAATCGGGCTTCATAAATGGTTCATTATGTCTAAACATACAGAGGCCAAACAGACAAGAACCAATCTCAAAAAATTGGGATGTCTTTTTGAATCTTTTATCGGTGCCATGTTTCTCGATTTCAATAAGTTGCAAGTAAACGATCCTGTTTTTTTATCCGGTCCTGGATTTCAAATGGTCCAAATTTTTGTGGAAAATGTCTTTGAAAAACATGTGGATTGGATGAATTTGATTCAAAATGACGACAATTACAAGAATATTTTGCAGGTGCGAATTCAGAAAGAATTCAAAGTGACACCGCATTATATGGAGTGCAAAGAACACAATTCCGATATAGGATTTCATATGGGCGTATATTTATGTCTAGGTCAACCTGTATTTGGTCTCACACATTTCGATTCCGTTCCAATAAAAAAATTCCGTTCTTTTGCAGAAATACATCAACATATGTCGCTTAATAGTCGCGTGTTTCTTTTTATGGGTGAAGGTAAGCATAAAATCAAAAAAAAAGCGGAGCAAATTGCATGCGACGAAGCAATCAAGCAATTATCTAAATACTGAAATTTTATATGAATAAACATGAATTATTTCTTTTAGCAATGAGGAAACTGTAGGTATGGTTGAATAAAATAAAATATAAATGAAAAATATAATGAAAATATATTATGGACAAAGTTATAGTAATTCGATTGATGTTACAGATGTTTGTTTAACAAGACTAAAACAAAATAATATTATTACTATTCCGTCGGGGGATTACAATAGAGCAAATTATTTTACAGATCCTTTTTATGGAATTACAAAAATAATAATCATATCAAATGATGATAATAATTTGATAATAGAGTTTGACGATTCTACTGAAATAAAGATAAATCTAATAAACAATACAATAACCACTACGAATGAAAATAACATTATAATGTCTACAAATAATAAATTGAAAGATATACAATTTAGATTGAATTTGAAGTATGGAACTTTTGATGACGAGTTACCTGAACAAAAAATGGCAGTTCGATTTTTGACCGGAAACGAAAAAGTTTTGGAAATCGGTGGAAATATAGGAAGAAATTCATTGATTATATCTCATATTTTACATGATGATAGTAAACTTGTTACATTAGAAAGTGATGCAAATATCGCGAAACAGTTGATTGAAAATAAAGATTCCAATAATTGTAATTTTCATGTGGAAAATTCGGCATTGTCAAAGAGAAAATTAATTCAAAGAGGTTGGGACACTAAACCAAGTGATACTTTACAAGAAGGCTATGAATGGGTCAATACTATCACAATAGATGATTTGAAAAATAAATATAACATAGAATTTGATACATTGGTATTGGATTGTGAAGGAGCATTTTATTACATTTTGATGGATATGCCTGAAATATTGAATAATATAAATTTAATAATCATGGAAAATGATTATCATGATATATCACACAAAATGTATATCGATAAAGTGTTGTTGGAAAACAATTTTATTTTGCACTACATTGAATCTGGAGGATGGGGACCATGTTACAATAATTTTTTTGAAGTATGGAAAAAAATGTTTTGAGCGTAATATATAAAAATATTTTGTATATTTATTTTTATATTCGATGATTGATTGTGTTGAAATTGGTACATGCGATTTCGATGTCGCCACATTAAGAAACCATGTTTCTACTGGATTGTGTGTTGAACCCATTCAATTCTACTTGGATAAATTACCGAATAAAACGGGTGTAAAAAAAATAAATTGCGCAATCAGCGATGAAAACGGAAAATGCACTATTTATTTTGTGGATCCTGAAATCATTGAAAAATACAATTTCCCGGATTGGTTTAGAGGATGTAATTCAATAGATGCGCACCATCCAACTGTGGATCGTATTATTAGAGAACGCGGACTTTTACCACGAGATTTCATTAATCATTACATTGTCGAAAAAAAAACGCTTTTCCAACTATTGGGCGAACAAGGTATTCAACAAATGTATTTACTCAAAATTGATACAGAAGGACATGATTGCATTATTTTGGACAAATATTTGCAAGATATAGAGAACGATAATCATAGATTGCCATTCGAACTTTTTTTTGAATGCAATGTTTTAACTGATGAAACCATTATTAATGACATGTTGGTAGTATTATCAGAAAAAGGTTATGATTTGATTAAAAAAGACGATTCAGACGCTAATTTGCGACTCAATTTGCAAAAAGTGCAAAATAAATCGAGGTTCAGTACCAAGATGGATAAATATTATATAACTGATTATTTGCCGGGATATGACCCTTTGAATCCGGGACATGCAAATGATTTGAAATCTGCGATGAAATATTGTGTGGAAAATGGTGGGACGGGAGTGACGTGGGAAGATGGACGATATCAAGTGCGCGGTGGTCCTTATATGTTTTATTATGATTCGCCGAATTTGAAAAGTTGGGTGTATTTATAATCTTGTTCTTGGTTGTTCTTGTGGTTGTTGTGGTTGTGGTTGTGGTTGGGTTGGTTGTGTTGTTACCGGTGCTACGACTGTTTCCATTATTTTATCTTGTAAATCATTCCATCTTGTTGATGTGTATACAAATTTGCAATTGAGACAATTTATACATACATACATTTTCAGAGGATGACTTACAATATCGCCGTAGTCGCCTAAAATAATGGTGGCCGTTTTGGATCGGTCAACAGATGTATCCATCTTGTAAAAAGAATCATTTTGACATACATCACATAGTATATTTTTGCCATTGTAATTCAAAGATACATTGGGATAGTTCAATTTATTTTGTTTTTTTGTTGTCAAAAAACCAAATATACCTCCTTTTTTTTCGTCCTTGTATATTTTTCGAGTTCTCTTATTTTCGTTTTTAGTTTTCATTATATATAAATATAAGATAATTCTAATTTTAGTCGTATGTTTTCCCTAAAGAAATATGTGCAAATAATATACAAATAATATAAACATGGATTTTCAATTAGAACAGTTGGAATCAAAAAATCCAGCTAAAAAAAAAGATAGAGTATGTGTATTTTTTTGTAAAGAAGGAGAACCGAAAGAAAGTGAAGTTAAACCTATAAAAATCATCGATAGGCGTAAATTGAAAGCAACAGAAAGCCAAGCAGAAAGCCAAGAAGCACAAAACAAACTATCTATTACAGATAGAAAACGTATTTTGGAAAAATTGGAATTGCAAGATGTCACCGAAGAATTAGTAACAAAAAGTCCAGGCATAGTACCTACAGAAGATGAATTGACTGTTTTGGTAAAGCGGACCAAGTTTGACAATGAATTGTCGTCGGATGAACAAGCCGCAGAAGTCGCAGAAGCAGCAGAAGAAGTCGAGAAAGCCCAAGAAACCGCGCAAGAAAATATATCCAAACTCATTGAAGATTCTGACAATATACCATCATCTATAAAACCGACAAAAGTCCGCATCAAAATCAAAAAAGCAGACATACAACAACAACAACAACAAACAGATACTGTTGGTACTATAAACCTGAAATCCGTAAAAATCGGCGAAAAAATCGTGGCATCCATGTTACCTGCGAAAAAAAGTTACGTTGTCCGCGTATCCAATTATTACATGAACAATCGCAAACTCTATATCCAAAATCTGGCACAAATGTTCAAACCTTATCGCGACGAGATTTTGCGAAAAACCGACAATATTACATGCGATTCTTTGCGCGAAGTCAAAGTCGATTTCGATTTGCTAACTCACCAAAAAGTGGTCCGCGATTATCTCAATTTGTTCACGCCTTATCGCGGTCTCCTCTTGTATCACTCCCTCGGGTCCGGCAAATCATGTAGCAGTATTGCCATTGCAGAAGGCATGAAATCGCAGAAAAAAATTGTGCTAATGACTCCTGCATCTCTCAAGATGAATTTTTTCAATGAACTCAAAAAATGCGGCGACCCACTTTATCGCAAAAACCAATTCTGGGAATTCATTTCTATTGACGGCAGACCAGACTTGGTCAATGTTTTGGCACAAACTCTGGGATTAACCCCTAAATATATCAAAGACCATCGCGGGGCATGGATGACGGATATTTCGAAACCGTCGAATACCGCGCAACTTGCTAGTGGAGACCAGGATTCGCTCAACGAACAAATTGATACAATGATTCGTGCAAAATATTACGATATAAATTATAATGGTATGACGCGGCGCAAATTGCGCGAAATGACGAGAGAAGGCACCATCAATCCGTTTGATCATTCTGTAGTAGTGATTGACGAGGCGCACAATTTCGTGAGTCGTATATGTAATAAACTCAAAGATCCGACTTCTATTTCGTATCAATTATACGATTATTTAATGGATGCAACAGATGTGCGTGTTGTATTGGTATCTGGAACACCGATTATCAATTATCCGAATGAAATAGGAGTTCTCTTTAATATTTTGAGAGGATATATCAAGACATGGATTTTCAATTTACAGACAACCACTACGAAACGTATTAATTTGGAATTTTTATTGGACCTTTTTCGTAAAAATGGGCTCGATACATTTGACTATGTACAATATAGCGGGAATGTACTAACAGTAACTCGTAATCCTTATGGATTCATTAATACATATGGCTCGGATACTTTGAGAAAAGGAGGGTATAACGAAGTAGGTCAAGATAATAAAACAAAAACGAAAACGAAAAAAGAAAAAGGAAAACCAAAAAAAAGAAATACAAAGAAACGTAAATCCAAAGAAAATGAAGAACTGTTTGAAATAAAAGACGGAATTCTTATTCGAAAACCAGTGGAAGAAATTCCACTTGAATATGAAGAAACATTGGAATATGGGCACGAAGTGGAGGAAGACATTCACAAAGGTGGAGCAAATACAATTGGTGGTGCAAATGAATTGGAAAATTATTCAGGTGTGAGATTGGACGAAACTGGTAATATAAGCGACGACGATTTCCAAAGAGAAATTATGCGTATTTTGGCGAAAGAAGGAATTCGTGTCATGATACCCGAAGCACAGGATTTGAAAAAAGCAGCAAAAGAAAATGCGAAAACAAAAGCTAAAGCTTTGAAGGACGCGAAAGCTTTGAAGGATGCGAAAGCTTTGAAGGATACATTGGAAATTGACCAAGAACAAGTACCAACAGGTAAAATGCTTGTTCCGCCGACAAAGTACAAATGTTTGCCCGATGATTCGAAATCATTTTTCGATACTTTCGTCGATTCGACTGGAACAATGAAAAACGGCGATATGTTCAAACGCCGTATCTTGGGATTGGCGTCTTATTATCGCAGTTCGCAAGAACAATTGATGCCCCGGTTTATAATGACGGAAAACAATGAACCTTACCACAAAGTGGTCATTGACATGAGTGAATATCAGTTTGATTATTACTACAAAATACGCAAAGACGAGCTCGATAAAGACAAGACGCAGAAGAAAAAGAAGCCGACGATAAAAGACAATATTGAATCGAAAATATCGTCGAGTTACCGAATTTTCTCGCGTTCTGCATGCAATTTCGCGTTTCCGAATGAACATCCGCGACCGATGCCAGACAAGGCCGATTTCACCGAAGACGATATGAATGCCGTCACGAAAGATATGCGGACAAAACGCGACGATTATATCGAAGACGATGAAGGATTCAATGAAAATGCTGCGAGTATCGAGTCATCAGATGACAATGTGGACGAAGAGTCCGAGCCGACACAGACGTATTTGAAACGCATAGAAGAAACATTGGAGCAATTGCGATATGACCCGCTGCACCCGAAAGAGCACGAATTCTTGACACCCGAAGGTCTTGAAATGTACAGTCCCAAATTTTTGCGTATTTTGGAGAACATCCAAGATGCCGATAACGAGGGTCTACATATGTTGTATAGTCAATTCCGCACAGTAGAAGGTATTGGGCTTTTCCAACTTGTATTGGAGGCCGCCGGTTTTGCACATTTGAAAATTCGGAAAGCCGATGATTCATGGGAATTGGACGAACGTCCTGAAGATGTAGATAAACCGAAATTTGTGCTTTACACCGGAACGGAAACCAAAGCGGAGAAAGAGGTTCTCTTGAATATTTACAATAGTACATGGGATTTTATTCCTCCGGAAATGGCGGCAAAACTGCGCGAGAGAAGTGCCAACAATCATCGCGGTGAAATTGTCAAATTGCTCATGATCACTTCGTCGGGGGCAGAAGGCATCAATTTGCGTAATACCCGGTTCGTTCATATCACGGAACCTTACTGGAACAATGTGCGTATTGAACAGGTCATTGGACGCGCGAGGCGTATTTGCAGTCACCAGGATTTGCCGGAAGAAATGCGGACAGTGAAGGTTTTCATGTATTTGATGCAATTCACCGAAACACAGAAGAAGGACGATAAAAATACGCAAATCATGATTACGGATATTAGTAGAATGGATAATTCGACGCCGATAACGACGGACCAGTCATTGCTTGAAAGTGCGGTCATTAAACAGCGGTTGAATACGCAGATTTTGAAAGCGGTGAAAGAATCGGCGATGGATTGCAATGTTTATGTTGGCAAGAATAAAGAAGAGAACCTTGTATGTTATGGATATGGCAAAGTGATTTCGAACCAATTCGGCACATTTCCTACATTGGAAATGGACAAGGCCGAAAAAGTGGAACAATATGCTCAAAAGAAGAAATGGGTGGCCATTAAAATCACGGATGAGGAAACGGGTATTGATTATCAGATGAATAAGGCAACTGGTGAAGTATATGATTTAGATAATACGGATATAGTTGTGGGGCAATTGGTGAAATATGCGGCGCGTGATGAAAATGGGCGGAATATAGATAAATATAGGATTGATTTTTTGAAAGCTTGAATGAAATTATATGTAATATTGTATATAATTTCATGCATTTACGTTCTAATATTAGACAAACACGCATAATAATTTTGAGCAATCAATAAAATATGAAAACCTACATGTGTCAATTTATAAAAAGGTTCGACTACAAATATAAGTATCATCATAATATTTACAAATAAAAATGGTATAGCTATTTCAATAGGAGAATTCATTAATAATAAAGAAACATCATATACTATAGGCATCCCAGTAATTATATTGTGATTATTCAAAAAATTTATTTTTGTATTATCGATGAATAATTCCAAAATATTCAATATATTATGATAAATAGAAGCCAAATGCACCAATCCTGAAGTGGCTATTATTACTGAAAAATGAGGATTATAATAATAATTTGTTACTATTATTAAAAAACCCCGTAAATTGATACATATAGTATCATTCAAAAACATAACAATATTATTTTTATCAGGATTAATATATTCTTCTATTTTTTTATTATATAATCTGTCAAAAATATCATAATGATAAATATACGAGGATATGCTTAATACAGTAACGCCTACCATATCTATTATATTTTTTTCATTTGGATTATATGAATAAATATAGAATGCTACTGGGATATTTATCCAATGAATATACGAACATATAAAATGACAAATCTTTTCGGTATTTATATTTACAACTTTTGCAATTTCTTTGTAAACTATTTTATTTATAATTAAAAACCAATATAAGTTAAGTAAATACAATCCGTAACACGAAATTAATAAAATAGACGATAATAAATAATTTGTTTGTGAATAATTTTCAAAAATTATTTCAAATTTCGAATTATTATAAATAACTTCATAATAAAAATCAAAAATGCGAAGTTTGAAAAATGAAATGTAAAATAATATTGCGTTTATATTATAAATAATCGATTTTGTTGGTAACCAATATTTCAAAACGTAAAATATGGAAGATATTTCGGTTTTTAATAACGGATAAGAAAGCATAAATGTATGATTTGGAGATGCGTTGCAATATTTATTATAAAAAATTATACCCAATATGAAGATATGATGTATTTTTACATCATATTTGTCACTTATAAATAAATCTATAGCAGCATGTACTCCTACAAATGGAATTAATACGTCGAATGGTGTTCTTTCACTAATAGTGTCATAAGTTAAATTGTTTGAATAACAATGAATTGTCGAATACAATGATGAAATGGCTATGATAAAAAGAGAAATATTCTGTATATTCTCAAGTATGTTCTCTCGGAAATACTGCGAATGAAAAGCTGAATTCAACATTATTACTATTATAATTATTAATCTTTATACTATTGATTTAAAATTTTATTTTTTGTCAGTAGATATATTCATACTATCATACATAATATATTTTTGAAATGATAGATGTGCTTCATATAGACTTGATTTATCAACATATTGAATATTATTTTCTTTACAGTATTCTTTTACTATTTTTGAAACGACAGGATAATGTATGTTTGACATATTAGGAAATAAATGGTGTTCTATTTGATAATTTATACCGCCAAATATACGTGTCCACCACAAATTACCTGTCAAAAAATTACCACTATTTGATATTTGCATTCTTTCCCATTTATTTCCAATATATTTATTTTCTATTTTTGTTTCATAAGATGAATGGTTTGGATATACATTAATATAATAAAGAAGATTTACAATAAAAAAATGAACAAACGCTTGATATATTCCTGCATTATACAACAAATATATTTTTATAAAAATACATAATCTATCAATCCAATCATAATAAATTATATCTGGGAATTTTTTTTTAGAAAAATAATATTCGCCAGTGATTGGTAAAAGAGAATACAAAAAACTTTGACCTAACTGTTGTCCCGGCATCAATATATAAAACAAATTACAAATTATGTATTTATCTATTACATTAATTATGTAATTCGGAATTGAAAAAACGTATAATTCATTATCAGGGTCGTTCTCTAATCCAGTAAATGAATGATGATAATATACATGATGATAAAACCATGCATTCACATTCCATAAATACAAATTGTTGACTATTTTTGACGATAACAAATTAATATTTGGATTTACTGATATTCCATAATGAGAAGCATCGTGTAAAAAATTATAACTTATTGATGATTCGCAAATAGAATAAACTATTTGACTAATTATTTTATATAAAAAATGGATTTTTGATAAATAACACAAATAAAATGTAAATGTAGCAATTGTTATAGTTATAGTATTATTAACTATCCAATTTGTATTTGCTTTTATAGAATTTCGATCCGGAAATATTTCCTTTACTTTTTTTGTTAATTTTCTATAATTCGTAAAATCTGTAGTATATTTTATTGATCCTTCTCTTTCTTTTTCTTCTTCTTCTTTTACTTCATATTTTTGTAATGTCTCTTGAATTTGTTCTATATTTGAAAATGCATGGTATGTTTCAAAGAGAGCACTAATATCTTCCAGACCCTTTGTTCGTTCCAAAATAAATTTACCTCCAGGATGTTTATCTAAAAATATTGTGAGGTCATATTTTTTTCCATAAATGTTCCACATTTTATTATTATACAATATTTAATTTTTATGTTTTTTTCAAATAATATTCGTTATGTAAGGTAACTACAATAATATCTCTATTGTGTTGTTAATAATGGTATAATGTGATTCATGGTTATATCATTACATATAAAAGTTTTTATGTTAATTTTTATATTATTTTTACACGTTATCTACGACTATAGATGTCTTTTCATCTTTGTTTTCATTGAGTAATTTTTCTGCATTAACTTTATCTTTCTTGAATAAAATACGATTCATTGGATTGATATAACAAGCACCCATAGATAATATAAATAATCCGCCACCGGTTATACCACAATACATCATGACTTTTTGTAATTCAGTTTGCACACTATTTGCTAATACAATAGTAGTTCCCAATAGAGATACAGAACTAAATGTAATAAAACCCCATATACTGCATTTTATATTGTCTGACACTTGTAGGGTTGACATTACTGAAAATAAATACTTATTTTTATATTATTTTATTTTGTATATTTTTTGTATATTTGGAGAACGTTGTACATTGACATTGTAAAATTTTTTATACTTATTATATATAATGAAAAATCAAACAACCAGAAAATGGTCCAAAACCTACAAAAAAAGCATAAACTGCAAACGACCGCGAGGGTTCTCACAACGTCAACACTGTAAATACGGTAGACGAAAAACGCAAAAAAAATAAATGTCCAATAAAACAATAATCGAAAACGGAATTTAGTAAAGTAAAAAAGACATAAAAAATCCGATAAAAATATATCAAATGAATAAAATCCTAGAATTAGATATTGCCAACAGAGAACCTTCATGTGGATTCATAGTTATCGACAATTTCTACAAAAACGCCCAACAAGTCCGCGAATTCGCATTGTCCCAAGAATTCAAAGTCACCGGAAATTACCCCGGAAATCGCACAATTTCCTATGCAAATGAAAACCTCAAATCCATTATTCAATCCTATATAAAACCATTCGGCGGCAATATTACCGATTTCCCAATAAACGCCACTACATACAACGGCGCGTTTCAATACACGACATCGCGCGACAGGTCGTGGGTACATATCGACGGATTCAATAACTGGGCAGGCGTTCTCTATTTAACGCCGAATGCCCCCGTCACTGCCGGTACTGGATTCTACCGATTCGCAGATGGCGCCACATGCGAAACAGACATGAAATTGTTGGAAAATAAACCGGAAACAGACAAATTCAGTCAAGATATGACAAAATGGAAATTAGTAGATTCTGTTGGTAATGTTTTCAATAGACTCATTTTATTTAATTCGAAAAAGTTTCACATGTCAATGGATTATTTCGGCACAACCAAAGAAGATGGACGACTTTTTCAAGTCTTTTTCTTTTCGACTGAATTTTGATTGATACGATACAAACAAATTATTTGATTGTTTCAAATATCAAATAATTTCAGCATAAAATTACGCCATATTTTTCAATATAAAACGCCTTGTTTTTTTCAAGTCGTTCATTCAAACACGAAAAATCAGGGTCTCCCAATATCTCATTCAACAAAGCATAACCTTCGACGCCGCGATTTGTCCAATAACACGCCACCGACAATTCGTCATTCAAGTATTTCCCGTAATTGTATTTGTTCACAAAAAGCACGTATTTTTTCGTCACTTTTTCATAATTCATATTCTTCGCCTGTTTCAAATATGTATATCCCAAATCCGTTTTCGATTTATCATTGTAATATTTCCCCAAACAAAAATACGGTTCTGCCCTATCTTCAAAAAGTTCCATCGCCTTGTGGAATTGCATTTTTATCGATTTTTCATCGAAATCCAATATTATCATGCATTTTCCAATACGTAAATACGCCTCGAATTCCTCTTCTATCCACGTATTTTTCAGTTTCGTGTACAAAGTATACCATTGAATCGCCTCTTTATAATGCGCGCAATCCATGTAACTTTGCGCCGTGTAAAATACAGATCTTGAACACAAATCATGTTCGTCTTTGTACAACGTATCGAAAAACTGGTCGCGTAACTTGATAGCATCATTCAAATACTTGTTTGGATCAAATTTTCGGGCACCTCTTTCATTATTATCCACGTAAATATCTTTTTCCGTGAAAAAATTCGACGTCTTTATATTTTGTTTATCTATGCATTTTATAATATTGTGAGCAACGCCCAAATATATCCACTTTAAACGATTATTATATAAACTACTAGACAGGAATTTGAAACTTCCTCTCGTATAATTGAAATTGTATTTATCTTCATGCAAATTGTTCAACCAATCTTTATTGAAAGTACCTACAAGAAAATCGTCTGCATCCAAATGTAACACATAATCCGTTTTACGATATGCCCTCTCAAACATCAGCGTCTTGTTTTTATCAAATCCTTGCCATTCATCGACAAATAATTCGCCGGGAATATTTCTCTCTTTGAAAAATTCGGTGACGATTTCGCATGTTCTGTCCGTGGACCCCGTGTCACATACGATCCAATAATCGATGAAATCGGCGACACTTTCCAATGTCTTCAATATACAATGTTCCTCGTTTTTGCACATGGTGATGAAACATAGAGTCGGCGGCAATTTTGATACGGTGTCAAATGCAGATACAGTGTCAAATGCAGATACGGTGTCAAATGCAAATACATTGTTGAATGCAAATACATTGTTGGTGATTTTTTTCGGCTGCGACAACGAGTCTTCGAATGTATCGTCACCTTTTTCTGATGAAATATAATTATTCAAATTGTTGGTAGTATCGTCATCATTTGCGTCATCGTTTGCACAAATCTTTATTTGCACGTTTTCATCTTTGTCGAATGAAAAATTAACGGCTTTCATATAACATCCATTATTCGCAATTTTTTATATCTTCATTTGTAAAAATAGTATAGGATTTACAACTCAAATACATTCGTTTGAAATATTGCTCCAATTCTTCATTTGTCGTAGATTTATCCAAAGAATAACATTTGAATCTATCAAAATGGCAGTTCTCCAATGTATGAAACAATTTTTCTACATCTTGACAATTGTCCAATAAAATAAAATCATTTCTCGGATTTTCATACAATTCTTGAATCGCCACTAAATGCGTATTCAATGCCCCACTACCAACAATGCAAATTTGCCTATCATAATCTACATTTACCAATTCATTGCAATATTTATGTTGGTAATCCCCGCTTCTTTTCCACAATTGGCTATGTTTCCACATATATTCCTCGTTTTCATGTGCATCCTGCGTGTTCATATAGTCATTTATTTGATGTTTTTCGTAAAATATGGGGCGGATGAAATGCGGGCCTATACGGTTGATTTCGCCGTTTCTAATCAACGAAAAATTATTATTCGAATCGTTCATATATTGGACATACGCCAATTTCGATATTTTCGCCATTTTCGTTGTAAGTGCGGTTCTCAATAAAATCTCATAATCGTCGCAAATAGGCAAATACTCGGAATAATTGCCCGCTTTCATTAGCGCATCTTTGCGCCATATTCTCGGATGGTTCGGGCAACATACCAAATGACTCAATGTAATATTGTTGATATTCGGGGTATTGTATACAAACACCCATTTATCGCGGTATTTTTGGCAATAATAACTGCCATATCCTTTACAAATGAAATCGCCGTACTTGAAATTGTTCCCGTTCTCATATATATTTATGAAATCCATGTAAATGAATCCAACCTCGGGATTTGCGTCGAAATAATTGGCAGAATCCTGCAATGTATCCGGCAATATTTCGTCGTCGTGGTCCATTTCGAGAACGTATTTGCCTCTACATAAACTGATGGCCTCGTTTTTCACATTACCAATGTTTCCGCTGTTTTCACTGCGTTTATACAGCCGAATCCTCGCGTCTTTTACCGTTTTTTTCAAAAACACGAAATGCTGGTCGTCTGGCGAATCATCAATAATAACCCATTCCCAGTCGCACAGACTTTGGCTCAATATGCTGTTGTACGCCCTGACAATTTTATTGTATGAATTGAATGTGGTTGTGAAAATGGAGAACGTAGGACGCACAAGTTCTCTTTCCAATGTGCAAATTTCGATGAATTTGCGATTGACTGTAGTATTGAAAGATTCTACTGTTGGCACTTCGGTCATATGGGTCCATCGATATTCGACGATATTTTTTGAAAGATATTTTGAAAGAATTACCAACAGATTATTCGTAATCTGGGTTTGTTCGTCGTCGCCACCATATGTAAGCAAAAGTGGATAATTATTATTGTACAATTTATTTAATTGATTTTGATCGTCGGTTATGAAAATTGTGCAATTTAAATTGTCGCCATTTTTTATTAGAAATTCTTCGAATATTGCATTCGACGATTGTTGTTTGTAAAATATAATGAAAGGATATTTCATATGATGTATTAGACAACCAATTATTTATATAATATATGAAGTATATTATATAGAATGTATTTTTGTGGACCGACGGTTGTAAATCTATTGTTGTCAATGATTTCCTTGTTTGTTATGATTGTTTATAAAAGTGGATGGTTCAGTGTCCTTACAACTATTATATGGATAATTGTTTGGACATTATTATTGAATTATTTGTGTATTATTGGATGGAAGTCTTTAGCATGGGTGTTAGTATTATTACCATTCATAGTGGTTATCATGATGATTCTATTTTTCATTGAAATATTCGTTTTTGCACAAGTAAACGGAAATTGGAGTATGATAACAACACCCATGCCAAATTATGATTATAATTATGATTATAATATCAGATGAAATTCAGAAGATTGTTAATGTTGCGCTGGAATTGTCATGACATCTGCGCCACATTTAGCTTTTTGTTGCTTGATTTGAAAACATGTTCCTGTCGCATCTTGGTATTGAATTGAATCAATATTATCTGGTTTGGGATATACATAAATAACTTTTTTTTGATCGTCAAACACATAGACGAAAAAGAATCCTACAGCTAAACTTGCAATAAATATGGGGAAATTTATATACTTTGAAATAGAGAACTTCATCATTACTTTATTATAAGTTGACAAAAAAAAGTATCCCAAAAAAATATTTCATTATTTCTTTCCTTTTGTCTTCTTTTTTTTCGATGATGTCGACTTTGTTGTTGTAGTAGGCTCGATTTCTTCGAGCCAATCATCGACTGATTTATTGTCGACTGATGATTTGTTATCGAGTGATTTGTCCACCTGCAATTTGTCCACCTGCGATTTGTCCACCGATGATTTATCCACCGATGATTTATCCACCGATGATTTATCCACCGATGATTTATCCACCAATGATTTTTTTGACGGAGGAATAACTAATTCCGGAATGCGCATTTCAGGTCGTGTGCTTTTCTCCTGTTTTTCCTCACCTTCCAAATTGAACGTGTAAGTATTTTCCCCCTTTTTCTCTAAAACAACACCCTCGTTCGCCTTTTTCTTATCCAGCTTCGACCGCATTCTCTCTTTTTGCGAATATTGCGACGACATTCTTTGCATAGCATTCATGTCAAATTTGCCGCCTTTACCACCCGCCATTGCACTCAAATTACCCATATTTTTCGTCAAATTTTTCATCATTTCTTGAAATTCTTTTCCATTTCCCATCCCCTTCATTTTTCCCATAAGTTCACTAGCCTCTTTCATAATTTCCTCTTTCGATATTTCCCCGTCCTTCATTTTCGACTCCAACTTTGACCCCACTGTTTTCAAAAGATCCATGATTTTCTTCGGATTTTTCATGATTTTCTTGAATACGTCTTGTGTAGAATGAATGTCGGATTGGTCATTACCAAACATACCCATGAATTCACCAGACATCTCCTCTGCCAACTCTTTTGCCAGTTTCCCAATTTTACCATCAAAAAGACCCTTCAAATGCTCATGTAATCCCGCTGCATCCGGCATGTCTTCAAACGAAAATTCGGGCATTGAATTCTTGAATGATTCAAAATCACCGCTATTTGCGTCACTAGTCGCACCATCATCACGACCACTAGTCGCACCATCACCATCACTAGTTGTACCAGTCGCACCTGTTTCCATTGATTTGAAAAAATCCGTCAAATTATCAATGGTTTCCGTTAATTTATTTTGCAATTCATTTTCATCAATTCCTTCGAATAAATTCATCGTTTCTCCGAACCCAGTCTTGTCTTTGATACCCGACATTATGGTAATCAAAATCAACTGTAAGTACTTCCACATAGCTTGCTTCGTATTTTCACTAATACCTACAGCATTGAATAATAATTTGAAATCCAAGTTTGGAAAAAACTCGGTGTTCACTAGCGATTCACTATCAAAAATATCTTCGTTTTGATACAAAATGTCGAAAAAACGTTCTGGAAAAATACCTAAACAATAACTATAAATACCTTCTTCAAAACCTTTTACATTCAATTGTTGAAAAATATCGATGTATTCAGGGAACGTATTGATCAAGTCGGACAAAAAATCGTGCAAAATCGACGGAAAATTATCGGGCATTTGAGGCTTTGGCGCAGTTTCGTATTCTGATTGCATAAATAATATATTTATTTATACAATTTTTTTATATATTTGTTCGCACTAATTCTTTTATTCTTCTCCATCCGGAATAGGCGCTTTTATTTGCATACCAAACCACGGTTTCAATTCCAATTGTTTATATGTACGGTCAGTATGCAGAGGATGGTCGATTGGAACTACTAAAGTACTCTTGTCTTCCAAGTATCGCAAATAACCGACCGCTTCATTATATACTGTTGGTACTGCATAATCAAGAACGTATTTATTCAATGTCTCGATTTGTTCGCGAATTTTATCGGGCAAATGCTGGGCATGTTGCAGATAAGTACTGCGCATCACGATTTTGAGATGGTCGATATTTTGAGGCGGAACGACAATTTGTTTTTCGCCAGACATGTTGAATACACCAGCACGTAATCCGTTCTGCAAAATTTGTATATTTGCAGCTGAAAAGAATGTTTTAGACAATATATTTTTCTCCAAATCATTTCCGGAAAGGGCAGAATCGTAATTCGTCGATTTATTGCGAATGGCAATACGTTCTTGCATTTTGAAAACTGCATTTGGATCAGGTTGACTAATGATATCTACTTGACCGTTGTATCGTCCTCTTCCATTGTCATATGTTTTTAAATCAGATGTCAAAAATGTTGTTGAAGACGAATAATTCATAGTTTATTATAATAATATAAAATTAATTTATAAATAATCGGTAAATGTCTAATTTAATGAATTCATTAAAATCACTCTCATCAAAAGTAAAAGTACCAGATGTTAAATCATTATTATCAAAAAATATAGGAAATATAGCTTCTACATCAATAGATGCTGCAAAATTATTACCAGATACAGTAGATGTTGAATCATTAAAAAATGTTGCAAAAGAATCATTATCAAATACGGGTGTTGAATCATTAAAAAATGCTGCAAAAGAATCATTCTCAAAAATAGATTCTAAATCATTCGATAGTGCAAGTGCAAAAGCAAAAGAATTATTTAATGGAGTAATACCACAAAATATGAATGAATCAATATCAAAAGTGCTCAACACTCAAGTAGCACCACCAAATAATGTAGTATCAAATTCAGTACTACCAAATTTAAATAAAAATTCAGAACAATCGCAAGATTTAGGAGCTTCTTTATCTGAAATAAAATTACAATTACCAAGTTCTGTAAAGGATACTTTGAAAAAAATGGATATTACTACTTTTAGTATTTATGCTTATTTGTTTTTAATAGTGGGTCTTTACATTTTATTCGGGTTTATTTTAACAAATTGTGTCTATGATAGTGCAGTTAAATTATATTATGTATTTGAAGATACTGGAATATTTGCAAAACCTACACCTACACCTAAAATCGAGATTAATGTACAGGCTGCTGATACAAAATGTGTTCCACCAACTGAAGAAGAATCTAAAATACCTCATCCACAATAAATATTACCGAAAAAATCTTTTTGATAAAGAAAATTAGGATGTTTATAATCTACTAATAATGTATATGGATTTTTACACAATTGTTATTATAATTGCCGTTGTATTATTAATATTATCTCTTACTGCAATCGGATTGATTGTCACTAATGCAAATTCTACAGCAAAATTTCCTGCATCATATAGTAGTTGTCCTGATTATTGGAGGTATAATGCAACAGATGGTACATGTAGTTCAATTAATAATATAAATATTGGTAATCCTATTAATGGTTCATATATTTATTCTCTCACACCAAAAAAAGATGTGTGTGAAAACAAAAGGTCAATTGATAGACGCAATATTTCATGGGACGGAATAAGTAATTCAAATGTAGTATGTACATAATAATAAAATTCTCTGCACTACACATATTGCACCACCCATCAAAAATACAAAATATATTTCATCAATCAAAAATAAAAATATGAAAATGCAAAAATATTATTGAAAATATACATTATGTAATAATATATAAATGAATTTTGAAATTTTAGTAATAATAGTTGCACTTGTTATTTTAGTGGTTTCTCTCATTGTTGTATTTTTCAATTTAAAACCTCCTGATAAATCTTTTCCACGTTCATTTACAAATTGTCCTGATTACTGGAAAGTTAATCCAGAGACAGGCAATTGCATTATTCCTTCTAAAGACATATCAAACGCAAATTTAGGAAATTTAGCAAATGATGGAAAAGGCACTCCAATATACATATACAATTATGGAAAGAGAGCTGAAACTTCAACACTTACAAATAATGATGATAATAAAGGAATACCATACAAAGAAAATGGATACACAGTTTATGCTTACAATGATAAACCACCTAAATATGATATTCCACCATTTGCTTATTACAGCATGGCAAGAAATACCGTTGAAGAACAGGATAAATTAATGCTGAATGTTATTAAAAGAAATGAAATCAATTTCAATAGTCCTCTATGGTCCCAGTATGATGGTGGGGGTTCAAGCATTTGTAAAATAAAAGATTGGATAGAAGAAAATAATATATCATGGGATGGATTAAATAGTTATAATGAGTGCAATTAAGAACTAACTTCGTTTATGATTCGGTCGTTTATACTTTGTAGGTCGTTTATACTTTGAAAAATCATAGTATAAAATAACATTTTTTGCTATCATTTTATAAAAGTACCAACAGATAATATTATACTGTGTAGGCAATAACCCTAGGTTCTTCATTTCCATATGCAAGTGAGTAATCAATACGGTTAAAATCCAGCGATTTTTGTATCAAAACTTTGATCGGTTTATTTTCGGTTCCTGATACTTCGATTTCTTTGAATGGATATTTGAGTTGATCCAAATTCTTGTATTCAGGTAATAATTCCTGCATATAAAAAAGCATGATGTCTGAAATCGTTTTTTGAGAACCTGCACCAACTTCTACACTAGTTCTCTTGTAATCTTCGAGCATTTTGCGCATGATTTCTTGTAAATTGAATATTTTGATGGATTTGCTTTTTATTTTTTCGCTCGTTTGTTCGTTGAAAAAAAGGTCATTGTAATCTTTTTCCAACGATTTGAAATAATCCGACATTTCGTTATATTCTTCAATGTTTTTCTTGAATACTTTCACCGCCTTTTCTTCCGTTTTATAATAATTGAGCAAACTATCCATTTTTATTTTGATTATTTCTTCGCGACTTTCTTGCATCGTATTTCTGAAAAACAGTAACATCTGTTTGATATCTTTGTAGTAGTCAGCGTAAATTTCAATATTAAGATTACACGGGTTTTTGTCGTCGCCGCATTTTGCTTTATATGTGCGGTCTTTGCATGTAAATACTGTATTTACTGGCCTATCACAATAAACACACGGCATTTTGGTACTTTCCAATAATTCGCGTATTTGTTTTTTCGACGTTTTTTTCGAACGTTCTCTTTCATAGATTCTTGTTTTTCTTTCCCTTTTATTCTCGTCATATGTGTTTTTCAGTTCAAAATAATTGCGTATAGCTTGTTTGAATTCGACGTTTGGTCTAGATTGTTTTTCTGGTCCATCCATTTTCTTGCGGATTTCGAGTGCAGGATTCGATTCCATCGTGAAATTCTCGATCGTGTCTTCTTGGAAATTGGTAATAGAAAGCAGAGGATTGCCATTGCAATTGAGGGTTTTCAATACGTCCATTCCGTCGAGATTCAATTCAATCAATTTGTTATTTTCGCACAAAAGTGTTTCAATAGTGGGAGACAATACAATACTTACAAGTTGATTATTCGCTACATTGACGGTTCTCAAATTTGGCAATGCCGATAAATCCAAATTTTGCAATCCATTTCCAGCCGCGTTCAAATCGATCAATGATTCGGGTAAATCTTCTAAATGTGTCAACAGATTATTCGCAATGTCTAGGCGCGTGATTTGTTTGGGTAAATTGCGAATGCTCGTTACATTACCGGATTCGAAAACAATGCTTGTGACATTATTGAAACCGCATTCTGCAATGATGCCGAAATCGAGGTCGCCATTGAGAGGTTCTTTGAAAACGAGATTGTCTACTGTTGGTAAAAGGTTCTCCAATATGTCCAATAATTCGCGCTGACTTGTGGAAGTTGAACTGTCTTTCAATATATTTTGACGTTTTTGTTCAATAATATTCATTTAGAGTATTGGCATAATTTTTTTGAGGGTTTTTTACTTCCCATTTATCTATCAATAAAATCCAGGTAAATAATATACAATGAATATTGTTTTTCTCTTTATTTGCGCCATTTTGTTTTTCGTTTTATCGCCTGGAGTTTTGTTGAGACTTCCGCCAAAGGGCACGAAATATGTCGTTGTTGCAACACATGCTCTTGTGTTTTTCCTGGTTCTCTATTTGTTTGGAGATACATTGACCAATAATATTTTGCGAGTGTTTATGTAAAGAGTACCAACAGAACAATATTGACTTTGGTTGAAAATAATATAGTATTATTTTCAATTATATATATTATTAATCCAACCCTATGGAAGCATTCGATAGTGATAGTAGAATGTTGCGAATGGTAAAGATGATGAACCCTTGTAAGGAATATCCTCCAAATTTGGGGAAATATTGGAGCGAAGAAGAGGAGGGGGCATTATTGGAGGAATTGGGGAAAGATACAAGTATTGAAATGATAGCTGCGAATCATGCGAGAACCGTGGGTGGAATTACGTCAAGAATCAGATACATAGTAAATAATTTGCATAGTAAAGACATGTCTATTGAAGAAATTTCGCATATCGTAAACAAAAATATAGGAGAAATACAAAATATAATTGATAAAAATCGAAAAAACAAAAACGATTTTTCAAAATCAAAAAAAGAAAATGTCAAAGAATTTTCATTGGAAAATGAAATGAAGGAAATGAAAAAAGAAATCAAGGAAATGAAAACATCCATAAATGAATTGATTGAAATGATGAAAGCCGTTTATGAATTTGAAGATTCATAATTGGTGACTTGAGAACCTTTCTATCAATTCATTTTTGTTAGTAGTATTGTCGTTATATATGTACCATTTCTTTTTTTTTGCATCCCATAGTGCGCCCAACTTTTTGGCTTCATCTTTTTTTGTAAAGGGGACATTGAGCCATACTTTTGGCCATACTTTTGCCGTCGTATAAGGACATTCTTGCAAGCCTATCGCCAAATTCGCCAATTTATCTGCCCCGTCATTGCCAATAGAATGAATATCGTCTTTGCCAGTATGTGCTTTTACATGTATAAATTGAACATTTGGCTTATCTTGGTACAATTCGTATGCAGTTTTTACCAATTCATGGTTCAATATATATTTTCCGTCTTTTTTTTTATACGCAGTTTTACTACATTTTTCACCGTATCTAGTACAACACCATATCGCATATTGCAAATCAGACACAATTGCGATGTGTTTTCCTTGCAAAATATCGGATTCGACGATGGAATATGCTTCAACAATCGCGCTCAATTCAGCGGTATTATTGGTCTGTTTTCCTTCTATTTTCCGGGATACATTCCTAGGGTCGTCGATTCCGAAAAAAACGCCTATTCCTGCGCTTGCATTGTGCATGCCATTATTGGAACATGCACCGTCGGTATATATGTAATATTCTGGGTATTCTGGATCATCCATTGTATTATTATGTTATTTATTATTTATAATTTATTATTTATATTTATTTGGTTCAGAGTACCAACAGAATAAATATTTCCTGTTGGTATTATACTTTTCATTTTCATATAAAGAAAATGTAAATTTATTACAAATAACTATATTTAGGTATTTTTGGGTATATTAAAAAATTGATTTAAAAATATTATATTATGTTACATATATAACTAAAAATGGGTAAATACAATTGCGAAAAGTGTGGAAAAGAGTTTAACCAAAAATCTCACTATACAACACATACTAATAAAAAAAATCCGTGTGTGGTTGAAAGTAAAATAAAAGAAATGATAGACAATGCTGTCAAAGAAAAATTAATTGAAATCAAAAAAACTTCACCAAGCGACATCATTGACAATATTGAAATTGTTTATGATAATAAACTCGTTAAAGATGTCCCTACAAAAAAAATACATATACCCAAACCGATTTTAAAGTGGGTTGGCGGAAAAACCCAAATAATAGATAAACTTATTACGGATTTTCCAGTTGAAATGAATAATTATCGTGAAGCATTTTTAGGAGGAGGTAGTGTTTTATTAACTTTATTATCTTATGTAAAAAGTGGGATTATAAAGATACAAGGTAACATATATGCGTATGATTTGAATGAACCATTAATTCATATCTACAAAAACATTCAAACACGCCATAATGAATTATATGATATACTGCAAACTATTATTACGGATTTCAACGAATGTGGAAATGGAGAAATAAATAGAACACCCACCAATATAGCAGAAGCAAAAATCGCAAAAGAAAATTACTATTATTGGATAAGAAGTGAATATAATAAATTATGCTTAACCGATAAAAAAAGTATATTAGGTTCTGCTATGTTTATATTCTTAAATAAAACTTGTTTTAGAGGCGTATTTAGGGTTGGTCCAAAAGGAT